TCTAAATTTTCATAAAGTATATGTGTAAAATAAAAATCATTTGTATTAGATTTATCAGAAACAGAATCTTGATAGTACCAAGGAAAAAAAACACTCATTAATTCTTTTTCTATAGCATCTGCTTCTTTTTGATCTAAAATGTTATCTACTATTTTTGTTGTCATTGCATTGAAAAGTTAAAAGATATTATTATTTTTTTTGTTTTGTTTTTTATCATTGGTGAACGATGTAATAAAAATGAAGGAAATATTAAAAGATTACCCTCTTCTATTGATAAATCCATATCTATAAATTCTGTTTTATTATCTTCTTTTAATTGCAAATAATATATCCCTGAAAAATTACTTTCTCCATGTGTGTGCCATCCAAATCCATAGTTTTTTTGATATATGTGAAACCAATGATTATGGTGAATTGTTTCTTGATTTATTTCTTTATACAAATCTTTTTTTAAAATATCTATGCATGTATTGGCTATATGTTTAACATAATTTTCCCAATAAACTCTTTTAACAGATTTATCAACCTTCCAATCTGTTTTATATACACCTTGTGTTTTATTAGCTGGAGTTTGTTCTATTGCTTTTAATATTTTATTTTTAAATTTTTTATGATTAATATAATCAAACAAATAAGTATATTTATTTTGTTTTAATATCAACCGGCAATCCCAATCGTGGTCTTCGGTCATAAATATTTTTTGATCCTTTCTCATTGTAATGTAAAAATACTTGTGCACACATTTGTTCTTTAAATTTTTCTCTCCAATGTTTATACTTACATCCATCATAAAGTAACACGTCTCCAGGATTTAAATTAACTTTATAAGTTTTTTTATTTTCTTTTAAAAAAATTGGCCAAGAGTCTCCTCCTAAATTTAAAGTTGCAGAAACAGAACATGAATCTCTATCTGTGTGTATTTTTAATTCATCTCCATTTTTATAAATTCTTGCATATGAATAAGTAGGGACTAATTTAAGTTTAAGTTTTTTTTCAATCACAGGCATTACTTTAGGTAGTAAAGAATCCATAGCTACGTCTCCATAAATACAATAACTACCAGGAATCTGTGAGTCTCCTGTCTTACCATGGAGTTCACAAAAAGGTGATATATATTTTGTTTGTTGTAAAACATCATAAGTTTCTTTTTTAAATAAAAGGTAATTAGTTAAGAACTCACACAATTCTTTACTAATAATATTTTTAATTACCAAATGTTTTTTCATTTTAAATTAATATCAAAAGCAATGCTTATTCTTTCTTGTTTTGATTCATTCCTTTCTACTGCGTGTTCTATATTAGATGGAAACATAATAAAAGTGCTTTCTTGAGGTGTATGTTTAAAAACACTTGAATTATGTGAATTATAATTATTAAATTTTTTTAAATAAAAAGTATTTTCTTTATTAAAAGGATTTAAAAAAACAGTGTCACCTGATTTTTTTGGAACTTTTAAATAATAGATTGCAGAAAAGTGCGAGTTTAAATGTTTATGTGGCCAATTAAAATCACCTGGCTTATTTATATTTACCCACGGTAAAGTAAAATCTATGTTAGCCTCTACTAAATCATATACTGTTAAATTAAGTAAAACATTTTCTTTTAATTTTTTATATAATTCTAAAAATATTGGGTAGTCGTTTAAATTTAACTTTGAAGATTGATAACCTTCATTAGAATATTTAACGCTTTTGTTTTCTTTACGAACTTCCTTACAAGTTTGTATTAATTGTTTATTTAATTTTTTTGTATCCTCTATAATTTCTCCACAGATATTTAAACTAAACGTATTCATTTATTTCCTTTATATATTTCTTATGATTTATTAAATCTTGTCGATACTTATAAAATATTTTATAATAATTTTCAATAGCCTTTTCATCTGCGTCTTGTATTTTTGTTTTGTATTCTTTTTTAACTTCGTTTAATTTTATTAAATTTAATTCTTTTAATATTAAAGCAAAGTTAGTTTCATAAAATAATATATAACTACTTTTAAAATCCTCTTCAATAGGTAAACGTTGTTTCCATTTTTGCAAATTCGTTTTTAAACTTTTAGGTATTTTTATTTTTAAGTTTTTCCAAAAACGACTGTCTTTTTTATTACACAAATAATGTATTAATACAAAATCTCTTATGTTTTCAAATAAAGCTGTGCACGATTTATTATATTGTTTTATAGCTGTAGAATTATAATTAGGTAAATAATTTATTAAAAGAAAAGATTGTTGTATACAACTACCAATTGAAGATGCCTCTAAAGGTTCTATAAAATTAGCAGATAGTCCTATAGCAACACAATTACCTATCCAAGGTTTATCAATGGCTCCTGCATTAAATTTAATATTTTTACCTATTTCTATTTTATATCCAAGATATTTTTCAACTTCTTGTTTAGCTTGTTCTGCATTTATATATCTGTTATCAAAAACATATCCATTACCCCATCTATCTTGAACAGGAATTCTCCACATCCAACCAGCATTCATTGCTTTAGCTAAAGTGTATGCAGGATATTCTTTGGTGCCTTTTGTAGGAAAAGCAATAGCTTCATTCATAGGTAGGTATTTAGAATAAGAGTCCCATTTACCACCTAATTTCTTTATTAATAATTTTTTAAAACCAGTTGCNTCAATATAAAAATCAAACTTATATTTTTTATTTAAAGAAATAATTTTTTTATTTTTTATTTGAATGTTTGTTATTTCGTCATCTATAATTTTAATATTTCTCTCCTTACATTTTTTAATTAAGTAATCATTTAATTTAAAAGTATTAAAATGAAATTGATCTGAAATGTATTTATTAACAACTTTGTTATTTTTTAATTGACTAAGTTGTGTGTATTTATCTACAGATAAATTATTAGTAATTGCATAACCGAAAGCTGCTAAATATTGTTCTTTTTTTACATTAAAGATTTTAGGTGATACTTCATGAAGGTAATCTTTGTTTGTCCAACCCTCAAACAGTATTCCATATTTTAATGTTGCACCTGTCTCTTTAATTATTTCTTCTTTACTTATATTACAAAATTTTAAAAACTGTGTGAATTTATTTTCACTTCCTTCACCCACACCTATAATTCCAATCTTATTAGATTTAATAACTGTAATATTTACATTTAAACTTTGTTTAAATATTAAAGCTGATATTAAACCTGCCGTGCCTGCACCAACTATACATATGTTTTTCATTTAAAATTTTCACCACAAGCCCAAATAACCAAAGAGTATCTTTTACCGGATGTCACTGGTTTAACTCTGTGATAAACAAAAGAAGGAAATATTAAAATAGTTCCTTTAGGTTGTTTTCCCATTTTTATTATTTTATTTCCTGGTGTTCTAAATTCTATTTCTCCTCCTTTATAATCTTGAGGGTCACTTAATAATATTATACCAGATAATTTTCTAACTATATCTTTATTTACAAAAGAGTCAGGATGCCAGCTATAATGTTGTTTGATTTTATACTGTGTAAATTGAAAAGCTTCATATCTATCAAATTGAAAATTCCATTCGGCATTTTTATTTGCAATAAAAAAATAATTATCAATCCATCTTTTAATCCACCAATCGTTTAAAAAACAAACGTGAGAGTTTCTAACTTTTTTAGAATTTCTTTTTCCGTTTTTTCCGCTGTATATGCCTAAATGTTTTTTAGTTTGATTACCTAATTTTACAATATCTTTGCAAAAATAATTTGATAATTCATTCTTAAAAATCCAAACATGTTCTTTCAATATCATTTTAATCTTTCTTTTAACTTATTAAAAATAAGTTAATCTTCCCAAGAAGAAGTTTCAGGATTCCAAAACTTTATTTCTGGTGTATCTAACATTGTATCAGTATCCTCTGATATAGAGTCATCTATTAATTTTGTGCTTTTCCATTTTAAATTATCTTCGTCCCAAGTGATATCCGCATTTGCTATAAGAGATGATGGATAATCTGTTGGAGGTTCATATTTTCCTGTTGTAGTATTTAAAACCCAACTAGAATAAAATTGTGGCTCACAGAAAATTTGATGTTCATCATTCCAAGTATGACCAGGCCCTGCGAAAACACCATTAGTTCCATCTTCAAATGTTTCAATCCATCTTACACTATTAACTTTTAATGGAGGTAAATTATTACTCTCTCCAACAACAACGTTTGTAACTAAATTTTCACTATTTATTTCTGCAAAGTAAGCCATTAAAATGTAATTGTTCCTGACACGTTAAAAGTTGCAATTTTATCTCCTGATGGAGAATCAGTTCCCACTGAATTACTTCCTGGAGATACTGACATAGAGGCACCTACTGGACCTGGGCAACGTAAAATAACTATTCCATTACCACCAGTTGTTTGTCCCCAAGGGCTTTGTTTCCAACCACCAGCTCCTCCGCCTGTTCCGTTAGAGCCAGGGCTATTTGCTGCTCCACCACCTGATCCTCCAGGTGATCCATTACTAAATTGATTTCCGTGTCCGCCTCCAGCTCCTCCACCAGCATAACCTACTGGAGATCCAGATATTGAATTACTAGATCCACTTCCACCATTTCCACCATTATTTCCAGCAGGGTTGCCGGCTCCGCCAGCTCCACCTCCGCCTCCGCCTTGGTTTCTAGGGTCTCCCCCTCCGCCAGCATTACCTTCTGATGGTGAAAAACCTCCTGCGTTTCCCGTTCCGCCTGATCCAGAGTGTCGGCCTCCGCCTCCACTTCCCCCGGGATTACCATTGTTGGGACTATCCGCTCCACCAAAACCGCCTCCTGTAGAAGTTTTATCACCAGCAATAGAATTATTACCAGCAGAAAGACTTCCTCCAGTTCCAACTGTTATAGGTGCACCAGATTCAATTTCAATTTCTGTTCCACCAGGAAAAGAGGTTCTAAATCCTCCAGCTCCTCCGCCTCCGATTCCGCCATTCGGGTTGGCTCCATTTGCTCCTCCACCAGCAACAACTAAATATTGAAAGTTTGCTTTTTTCTTTTGAGCACCAGAACCAAATCCTAAGATTTGATATCCAAAAGATTTACCTTTTCTGTTTTGAATATTACTTGTGCTTTTGCCAACCGTTAACGGTTCTAAGTTTTTATCTCTATATTTCATATTCTATGCCTCTTATACGTCGTTAGCCGCATCAGTAGTAAAGAATAATTTAACACCTAATAATTTAGCATCGGCATCTAAATCATCTGCTGATACATCTCTTGTTATTTGAAAAAATACTTCTTCATCTGTGCTAGGTGAACCCGCTATTGTTACTGCTCCACTTTCTGCCGTAACATCTAAATCATTAGCTGTACCACTGTGTGCTTTTGCTGTTGGTGCAACTGCAGTTCCAAATGCAGTGTTAATACTATCATTGTCTGCAATAGCAACACCTGCTAACGCCCAAGAAACAGTACCTGTGTCTGTAGAATCAGCTGTAAAATAAGCTTGAAAAGTTACTGTGCCTTCGTTCCATGATTTTGGAAAGGCAACAGCAAATTGTGCGTTTTCATCAGAAGTTTTATCAAAATCTAAAGTTTTAATTTCAGGACCATTTGATAATTCTACTTGTGCTAAGTCTGCACAACCGTTTGTAGTATTTGGATACATAGCAGATGCTGGAACCCATATAGTTTCTTTACCTGCAATTTTAATAGCTGCTGTGTTATCTCCTCCATCAACAGCTTGTGCTACTCCAGTTCCATTTGGAGCAATAACTATGTTTCCATTTGCACCATCAGTAATTGTGATCGTACCAGAGTTAGTTCCTGAATTAGTATCTAAAACTAAATTATAAGCACCACTTGTTGTTAAAGTTGCATCTGCTCCGCCACTTCCAATTATAGTTTCTCCCGAACCTTTTGGTTTAATGTGAACACCAACATTAGTTTCCCCACTCGCACCTAAGATTGGAGGATTCCCAGTTGCAGCATTAGTTACCTCTAACTCATTTACTGCTGATGATGTTGTTTGAAATATAATTTGCTCATTACCATTTGCATCTGCAATAAAACCTGCATCTGCAATTTTTGGAGCTGTTAAAGTTTTGTTTGTTAAAGTATCTGTAGAAGATGCTGTTATAAATCCACAATCGTCTATGTCAGGATTTGTTCCATCATTAGCTGTTGCATAAACTAATTTTACTGCAGATGGACCAACAGTTACACTGTCTCCTGAACCTGATACATATTTAAATACTACGTTTTGTGATCCACTTGTTGAATTTTTTAAAATATAAAATTGTTGAACATCAATAGGAATAGTTACATTTCTAGCTCCTGTTAAAGAACCTGTAAATTCTATAACTCTGTGAGATAGAGTTGCACCAGTAGAACCATCAGATACAGAAAGATCTGTATCTCCAGAATCAGAAACTGCTTGAGTTGTAAAACCACCAGAAATTTGTTCAATAATTTGTAAGTTAGTATTAGTTTTAGTCCCCCATGTACCGGCGTTTTCACCAGTTGCTTGAAGTTCTACCCCTAAAGGTGTGTATGTTGATGCCATAATTTTTTATCTCCTATACAGAAAATTTTACGCTGCTTTTCCTGTTACGTCTGTATAACTTGTATTAGAACCTGTGTCAATAGCTTGATATGCTTGAATTCCAAAACCATCCGCAGTTCCAAATGAAGCAACAGAACTAGTTGTTTGAACTCCTGTTAAACCCATTACATCTGCAGGTGTTATTGCTCCTACGGCTGACGTAGAGGCCACTCCAGTTAATCCTACACTCATTTGATCAGGAGTTATTGATCCTACAGATAACGTGGCTCCTACGCCTATTATTGGTACAAATTCTACAATACCTCCTATTAGTTCACCAACTCCTGATGTTATAGAAACTCCTGTTAATGATGCTACAGAAATTAATCCTGATGTTACTGAACCTACTGCAGAAGTTATTACTTGACTAGATAGTCCTACAGTTATGTCATCTAAATCTATTGATCCAACAGAAGAAACCGTAGCAACTCCTGATAGCGAAACTGTTGGTGATAATATAATTGTTGTTGAACCAACTGAAGATGTTGAAGAGACTCCTGTTAAACCTACGACATCAGCAGGGTTAAGTGTAAACATTCCCCAACCGTTATCTCCGTAAGATGCATTACTCCAACCATTAGCACCTAAATTTGATACGATTGCATCAGGTGCAGTTATTTCTACAGTTAAACCAGAGAAACCCCAACTTTCAAAATTCCAAGTGTCTCTACCCCAACCTTGTTCTGGAAATGCAGTTATGGATCCAACAGAAGAAGTTATTGCAAGTCC